GTCAGGACATCATATTCGGATTAACGACCAGGAAGCATCAGACTGGTTGAATAAACACGTTGATGAAATCGACTGGAACCAACCGTTGCCCTAGGAGGTGAGCATTATGGACAGCTTAGCGTTTGCCTGGCCGGCATTGGTTATTACGGTAATCCTGCTGGGCGCAGTTGTTGGGTCACTGGTACACGACCACAGGAAGGGGGTGGAGAAATGAAAGGACGAACATGTGAAGAGCTCAAAAAGGAGACAGAGGGAGTAGTTAAGCCTATGAGTAATTGGAGCCGGGTTATCGTCGAAACAGACGAAAAGAGCCCTAAGCTCTTAGCAGTTATCACAAACAGGGATTGCGAAACAGCTCAAGGACTTAGGGTTCGACTTAAACCAAGTATTGACTAACCCTTTGGAGGGTGCGGGTCATGGCCATGACTATCACGGCTTTGAATCTTTCCATTAGTGCCATGGACAACTAATTCGGAATGTTGATGTTGAGAAATAGTTCTAGCTGCCTTTACCGCTTGTGCTTTGGTCTGTGTATGCAAAGTGGCACGACTGTTTCCTTCACCCTTAACATTCCATCCACCATTAGGGTTATGGACTACATGCTGGTTTTTACCCATTTTTATCACCTAGATTCTTAATTAATTAGCAGTTATTCAAAAGGAGTGTTAACTGCAGAATTGATTATAACACTATATATCGGTATAGAAAGGATTGACATATACAAGATGTTGTGGAAATCGATTCAAACACAGCTAGATAAAAAACACATTACTGTGTACCGCCTAGCTAAGCTGACGAGCATACCGAATAACACGCTTTACGAGTACAAGAATAATGACGTTCAACCAACGTTCAACAACATGATTAAGATTGCTGATGCACTAGATGTCAGCTTGGATATTTTTAGAAAAGGGGATGACGACCGATGAGCCACGCACTCACAACAACCGTGTCCGTCGCAATGACCGTTGCGTTTTTCTACGGAATGGTTAATGCGGGCCTGTTCTTAGCAATGGTGCTTCTGTTGTTGCTACTACGGTATGCACCACAGTCAATGTATACAGACGCAAAAAAGGACACCGACGATAACAGCGCCGATGCCCAGGAAACGAATTAATTCTCTCAACTAACTATTCGTTTCCTGAATTATACCACGAACGGAGGTTAATCAGGATGAAACAAGCGCATTTTTTCGTCGCAACTATCGACGGCAACACTGAGCAGTTCCGCTGCAACCAAGGGGGGGACGTTGACACCCAAGTCCATATGATTGTGGCGGCTCTGGGACGCACTCCCGAGATGTTGCCCAAGGTACTGTATGAAATTATTACTAAGTACGACTTAGCCGATGAACTAAAGGAGGCTGTTAACCATGAATCTATTTGAATTAAACGATTCGTTCCGGGCTCTGCAAGACCGGGACGACCTAGACCCCATCGTATTAGCTGATTCTCTGGACGCCATTCAGGACACCCGCGAAGTCAAGTGGGACAACATTGCTACTTGGATTGACCGGAATAATGCCACTACTGATTGGATTGCCCAGCGGATTAAGGAGCTTCAGGATAAAAAGAAGTACCTGGAGAACCAGTCTAAAAACCTGATGACTTATCTGACGGATTCCATTGATGACGCTGGCTACAAAGAAGCCCGGACGGCTAACCATATCTTGAAGCCCAGGAACTACAAGGCGTCAGTGGTAATTAGTAACCCTGACAAACTCCCGATGACGTTTGTCCATACGGAAACTAAGACCATCAGCCGACCAGACAAGAAAGCTCTGTACGCTGCTTTAAAAGCTGGGCAGGAAGTACCAGCGGCTAAGCTGGTGCCGAACAGAAGGACAGTCATTAATTAATGTTTGAACTTCGAGACTACCAGAGAGAAACCATTAATCAGGTTTATCGGTCTATGCGGAGTGGACACCGACGGATAGTGGTTCAACAACCGCCGCGAACTGGGAAAACAGTCATCATGGCCGAAATCGCTCGACGGGCTACCAGCAAGGGCAACCGGGTGATGTTTATCATCCACCGGAAAGAAGTGCTATCCCAAGCAATCGCCACTTTTAAGCAACAGGGTGTGGACATGAAACTAGCCACAATGGGCATGGTTCAGACCTTGACCCGTAGGACGACTAAGTTGCCAGTGCCCCAGTTGATTCTAATTGATGAGGGCCATCATGCCGCTAGTAAGAGCTATCGTCATATTGTCGAAGCATTCCCAAACGCTTACGTTCTGTACTTTACAGCGACGCCAATCCGGACTGGTCATGATCAGTTGGACCAGGTTGCTGATGACATCGTGGTTGGTAAGTCAATCAAATGGCTAACCACGCATGATTTTCTAGCCCCATTCAAGTATTACGGGTTAGGGGACATCGACCGGTCCAAACTCCAGAAGAGTCATGGCGATTACACCACACAAAGTATGGACGAAGCTATTAGCCATCAAATCTATGGGCACATCGTTGACCAGTACCAGCGATTAGCTCAGGGGAAGCAAGCAGTGGTCTACTGCCATTCGATTGAGAGTGCTAAGCAGGTGACAGTCAAGTTCCAGAAAGCAGGGATTAACGCTGCTGAGGTTGACGGTGAAACGGAAGCCACTCACCGGGACAAGCTGGTTCAGCAGTTCCGGGACCAGCAACTAATGGTGTTAGTAAACGTTAACCTGTTTACTGAGGGGATTGACCTGCCAAATGTCGACTGTGTCATTATGGCCCGCCCGACTAGCTCACTTGCTTTGTATCTACAATTCTCGATGCGCTGCTTGAATCCTCGACCAGGGAAGCAAGCAATCATCATTGACCATGTGGATAACTTCTTAACCTTTGGTCTGCCGGATAATGGCCGGGATTGGAACCAGGCGATTATCACCAAAGATAAACGCAAGAAAACTAATACCGACACTGGCCCGGCAATCTGCCAATGCAAATACTGCTTCGGTATTTTCTACCGGCAAGACCTTACTGATAATTGTTGCCCCTTGTGTGGTCACAAGCTGGAAAAGGATAAGCATGACTACAAAGTAGTCAATGTTGACCTGCAAGAAATCAAGGAGAACCAAGCGGTAGAACATCGTAAGAAAATGATTCAACAAATTATTAATGACCAAGTGATGGCAAACGTTGCCGATAAATCACCAGGCCAATTACACACTCTGAAAGAATTACAAGCCTACGCTAAACTGCATGGCTATCAGCCAGGATGGGCTTGGTATCAATTTAACAACAGGAGGAAAAAGAAATGGTAATTCAATTACCTAAAGATGAAAAGTTGCAACCAAAAGCCCAACCCCATAACTTCTTTATTTGGGGCAAGACGATGTCGGGGAAGTCATACTTTGCTAGTTTCTTCCCGCACCCGTTAGTTCTAAACACTGATGGAAATAGTGAGCAAGGGACAGCGCCTAGTATCCAAATTAGGAACATCCGTGATGAGGATGGCAAATTAAAGCAATCTGCCATTCAACAACTAGATGATGTAATTACTGCATTGTCACAAAAGAACACGTTTCAAACGTTAGTCGTTGATGTAATTGATGATATTTGCGTAATGCTGGAACAAGCAATCTGCATTGATAACGGTGTACAGGCACTATCCGATATTCCTTACGGGAAAGGATATGCAATTTTTAACACAGTTCTTCAGCAATTTGTGATGGACTTAAAAGCATTGCCGATGAACATCATTTACATTAGTCGAGAAATTTCAGTCGGTGGGGATGACGGTTCAGCGCCGGAACCAATGCCATCACTAAAGCCGAAATACTACAACATTGTTAATGGAAATTGTGACCTGGTAATTCATACACAGAAGTTCGGTAAAGATACTTACACCCGGACAATTACCGACCGCCGGACTAAGTATGAAGCTAAGAACATTACTGACCCACGGATTAAGCAATTACTAGAATCATGTGATGGCATGTTTGAAAAATAATTTAGGAGGAATTTAATTATGGGATTACAAGAAGCATTTGAAGCAGCTACTAAGGACTGGGACGCAAAGAAGGATAGTGCTAACCAAGCAGATTTGATTCCAGCTGGCACTTACCAAGTGGTATTAGATAAGACCGATCACCCAGTATACAAGTCAGGTTGGGATTGCTTACGATTCTCAATGCAAGTAATTAAAGGTAAGTATGCCAGTCGGAAAGAACAATTACGAATTAGCTTAGCCACCAAGACGACTAAAGGTAAACCAATGCCAGACTTCGTGGTATCACGGAACATTCGAACAGTTTCTAAAATTGCCGCAATGGTTGGCTTAACCGTTACTCCGGACCTGTTCCCAGATAATGAAACGGACGCCTATGAGAAATTAGTAAAGGCGTTTGAGCCTTACGAAGGCAAGACCTTAGAAATGACCATTACCGTTTCACCAAACAAAAAGGATCCTGATAACCCATATCGGAACTATGACTTTGCACCAGGAATTAAGGTTGAAGAACCAGCTGCTAAGGAAGACCCAGTAACAGATAAAGAGCCTGAGCCAACTGTTGACGATGACGATTTGCCATTCTAGCTAAAGGATGTGAACGGGATGCAAAGCCTGGTTAACTACGCCAAGCAATACGCTGAACATGGTTTTAGCGTAATTCCAACGATTAATAAACGACCATTAATTAAGTTTGCGGACCGTGAACCTTTAACCGTTGATGAAATTACAAAATTTTGGCGAACTCATCCTTACGCTAACATTGCTCTGAAAACTGACCAGTTTTTTGTGATTGATGTTGACCGTCATGAAAACGGGGATGACGGTACTAAGGCGATTAAAGGATTAAACCATGATGATTGGTTCAATACCCTGTGTCAAAAAACTGCTCACAATGGCTATCAATTCTTCTTCAAAAAACCAGCCGAACGAATCAGTCAAAATATTGGTTTCTTACCGGGCGTTGATATTAAAGCTCACCTCAACAACTATGTGGTTGTTGCACCATCAATAATTGATGACAAATCCTATAAATGGCTTAATCACAAGCCAATGATTGAACCAGCAGAAGAATTAATTCAGCTGATTGAAGAAAAAGGGAAACCACAGATTAGCAACAAACAAATTGAGCGGTACCACCCGAAGGGCAAAACGCAAACTTCTGAATTGTTTAGCCAGATTGCTAATGGCCTAGGACCGACGGGTGGCCGTAATAACGCACTTGCTTCTTTTGCCGGTGGATTATTATTCCGGAACGTTGAGCCAGAAACGGTTTTGGAGTTATCCAGAATTGCTAATAGTCGAACGGAGTTTAGTCTAAGCGACAATGAAGTTGTTACAACGGTTAACAGCATGATTAAAAAGGAAATCAGGAGAAGAGGTGAAACGGTTGAGTGAGAGTAAAGACAAAGTGGTGCCATTTGATAAGAAGAACGCTGAAAAATTAAGCCGGTTAACCAGTAAAGAAGAGAATAACTGGGGATTTAAAACCGATAAAAACGGTCGAATAAAGAGCAACAGTCTAGTTAATATCGAAATCATTTTGGAAAATGACCCAGTGTTAAAGGGGACATTCCAATTCAATGAGTTCACAACTGAAATTGACGTAGTGAAGCCTAATGATAAGTTAATGTTCAAAACTGGCCAGTTAGTGGATGCCTATGTGGACCAGATTGCTTCTTACATTGAAGATAATTCTGATTATGGAGTTCTGTTCGACAACAAGAAAATCAGGAGTGCCATTACAGTTGTAGCCATGCGACACCGTTACAATCCAATCCTGGATTACTTCAATGAAGCCTATAAAAGCTGGGACCATAAAGAGCGGCTAGGATACATCATGGGTGACTATTTGGGAGTCGAAGAGGACATCGTTACTCAGTTAATCACTAAGCTATTCTTCGTCGGTGCAGTAGCTAAGGCTCATGATCCAAAAACCAAGTTCGACTTCGTGCTGGATTTAGTCGGTGGTCAAGGAGCTGGGAAAACAACTTTTTTACAAAAGATTGCTCCATTGGGCTATTACACGGACCAATTTTCAACTTTCGATAACAAGGATGACTATGCAGTGATGCGCCGGGCATTAATTATCAATGATGATGAAATGACGGCCACCAACAATGCTAGTTTTGAAATCTTGAAAAAGTTTATTACTTTACAGGAATTTGAATATCGAAAGCCTTACGGTCACCAAGCAGAGCGGTTTGCGAAGAATTTTGTCATGGCTCGGACAACTAATGAATTGTACTACCTGAAAGATAAGACAGGTGAACGGCGATTCTTGCCATTACACGTTAGTAAATCCCGGCAAAAACACCATCCGGTAACTGATTTAACTGATGATTATGTTAAACAATGCTGGGGTGAAGCCATGCAGCTATACAAGGACGGTTTCAGTTTTGCCTTAACCAGTGAACAGGAAGAAGAGTTAGACGAGCATCGCCAATCGTTTATGTATACCGATGAATTGGAAGACAAGATTGATGAAGCTCTGAATAACCAATTTAAGGATCAAGATTTCATTACCAATGAGGCTTTATCGGTTGCGGTTGCACCAGGAATCGATTTAGTGAAGAATCGAAAGGTTGGTAATCAGATTTCCAACATCATGGTTAACCGGTTTGGGTTCAGAAAGTCACGAAAGAAAATTAACGGTGAAGTAAAACGAGGGTTTAAAAAGGTGAACACTGGTGAACGCTAGTGAACGGTAAAAATGGCTTAGCGTTCACCGCTTAAAGTCAGTAGTATCAAGCGGTACAGCCAAAAGGTGAACGCTATGATACTAATATTAATAAAAAGTTATTAGTAGTAGGTATATATAGACAGAGAGCGCCAAAAAGTTTTTGGCAAAAAAATGTGAGATTTGCGTTCACCTTTTTATGTGATCCGTTGTGTAACAAGGGATATAGTGGTGAACGCTAACTAGAATTTACCGTCACCGACCGTTCACCTAGCGTAACCCGAAGTCAGTGCACTTAAAACGCCGAATAGGTGGGAAGCCCATTAGTGAGGTGAAAAATAATTAAAGAGAGTGAACACCAGATTCAATCAGCCATCCTAGTAGCCGTGTCCCAACATCATTGCAGTATCTTTCGTAGCAACGTGGGTAAGGTTAAAACGGCCGATGGCAGATGGTTTGATACCGGGCTGCCAAAAGGCCACCCAGATCTGTACGGATTCAAGTGGTCCAATGGCAAGGTATTTTACTTGGAAATTAAGAATGCTAAAGGTCGGCCACGTGCGGACCAAATTCAGTTCCATAAAATGTTAGCTAGCCACCACATTATCCATGGAATTGCTAGGAGCGTGGATGATGCTCTGAAGATTATTGACAAGGAATTAGTAGGATATGGGTTTAAGGAGGCCAACGATGAAAAATCGAATTAGAGAGTGCCGGAAAGCGGCGGGGATGAGCCAGGCAGAGCTGGGAAACCAAGTAGGGTTTGCTGATAATACGATATCCAATTATGAAAAAAGCTTGCGTGAACCCACACTGGAAGTATGGGAATGCCTTGCTTCTGCACTGCACGTCAGCCCGGCTTACTTAGTCGGCTGGTCGGATGAGAAAGGATAATGATGAAGTTGATTAAAGTTCAAACAATTAGTGGAGAGACTCACAAGCTGAAAACGACGTATCAGGAAGCCAGGCGGCCCCTGGATCATGCTGGGACAGTGGTGCTCATTGGTACTAACTTGAACGGCAGACGGGTCATTATCCCGATTGCTTCGATTGATAGTATTACGGAAGTCTTTGATGACGTGGATTAAGGAGGACGACTAATGCTGCACGAGTACAGATGGTGACGGTAACGATGGCAAACAGTTAGGCTACTGCCCCATGTGTGGCCGTCTCTTAGGAGGTAGCGAAAGATGACGATTGAAGAAGCCATTAAGGCTATGGAAAACAAACAACCGGTCTATTACATGGGTGACTGCTACGACATCATTTGCTGTAAGCAGAGCACGACAGGTGATGTTGCAATAGTACAGCGTCGGTCACTCAATAACCGTTTTGGCCCGGTTCCAATTGAACCAAGTTTTTTGAGTTTGGAGGCGAATCATGTTTGAGCGAATCATGATTGTGGGCATCACCATCATCTGGATTGCGATGCTGCTAGTTCTAATTGGCATATTCGGCTGGTGGCTAGTGTCTGAGCTGGTGGCAGGTGTACTGAACTTTATTTTTGTTGTTGTATGAAACTAAAAAAGACACACCTTGTAGATGTGCCTCTCATTACCAACAGTCATATTAATTATACCAGATAGTGAGGGGACATCATGCAGATGAGTTTAAACTTAGAAATTGACTATCCAAAGACGGCTAAAAAGGTGACTGACTTTCTGAATACTAAGTTGGATCGCTATCTGGCTTTATCCGGGAAACAGCGGTTTGATTTGAAGTCACCCAGTATGGACGGAATGCCCAAAGCACCTAGTCATGGTAATGGGAGTGAAAGCCGAATGCTAAACATTTGGCTGGCAGAAGAAGTAGTAGATTGTGTGGGCTGTGCAATGCGGAACATGACAAAGGAATCGCAACGGATATTATTAAGTCGTTACTCAGATCAGATGTTGACGTACAATATTGCCAGGGAATTAAGCATTAGTTCATCAACATATAGTCGAAAGCAAGAAAAAGCATTATGTGAATTCGCTGATCGTTTTGAATTCCAATTAGTTAAACATGGAATTCATACCGAAATAGATGACTTACATGTTTATCCAGATGAGGAATGATAAATTGA